GATTGAGAAGGCGGATAAGAATTCAGACGGCACTCTCACTGTGTATGGAAAAGCCACAGATGATTCACTAGACATAGACCAACAGATTTGTGATGCTGATTGGCTCAAGCGTGCCATGCCACACTGGTTCAGAACTGGTGGCAATATCCGTGAGCAACACAGCAACATTGCCGCAGGCGTAGCAAAGGAATATGAAGTTAAAGAAGAGGGGCATTACATTACAGCCCTCGTTGTAGACCCTGTATCTGTGAAGAAAGTAGAAAACGGAGTTCTTAAAGGCTTCTCAATCGGCATTAAAAACCCACGCGTAACCCGCGACAAGAGCGCTATGAATGGTCGCAGTGTTGATGGTCAAATTGTGGAAGTTAGCCTTGTGGACCGCCCTGCTAACCCTAACTGCCAGTTGGTCCTTGCCAAATCTGTAGATGGGGAAGATACCGTTGTACAGGTGGAAGAATTACACGAAGTTTCAGAAACTAATTCCGAAAATAATCTACAATCAGAACTCACATCTCTACAGGAGGAAAACATGGCACTTGCCAGCGAAATTCTTGATATGGCTAAAAGTTTTACGCCTGCAGAGTTAAACAAATTTGATAAGGCAACATACGACAAAGCCCGTCAAGCGCTGGCAGAACTTATCGCCATTGAAGCAAAAGAGATGGCTGATGAGGACCATAATGAAGAAGTTTCTATTTCTCATCTGCTTGCCGCAGTCCATCACCTCTTTGCATGGTTTGAAGGGGAAGAAGCAGAAGGAGAAGTTGTGGAAGAAGAAACCTATGTTGAGGCAAAAGCCGCAACACCAAAAGATATGAAGCCAAAGAAAGATGAAAAGCGCGCTGACTTTATGAAGCGTTGCAAAGAAGCAGGTATGGCTGATGAAGATGCAACAAAGTGCTGGGATAAATACACAGCCGCAGATTCTGACAAGCCTGTTGAAGCAGAGAAGTCTGCAGAAATTTCTAAGTGCTT